CTTAGCCACCGTCGCACCCGTTGTGGGCAACGACGGCACACAGGGGTACGAGGTCGGCTCCAAGTGGCTGAACGTCGTGACGGGCCAGCTCTATTCCTGCACCAGCACTGCCACCGGGGCAGCCACCTGGTCGCCTGTGGACAAGGTGGTGCTGGAGCAGGACCCTACCCTGCTGCCCGCGACGAAGCTGGGCAGTGGGAGCCTGGACTCCAGCAAGTTCCTGCGCGGCGACCAGATGTGGGCGACACCGCCCGCTGGTGGCACCCCACCCACCGGCACGGGCTTCCGGCACGTCACTGCCGGGGCTGAGGACTCCGCCGCGAAGCTGGTGGAGAATGCGGACGTTGCCAGCGCGGCAGCCATCGCGGAGAGCAAGCTCTCCCTGAACTTTGCCACGCACTCCAACGCGAACGACCCGAGCAGTGGCGAGAAGAGCGCCCTGGCGGGCACCAGCGGCACGCCGGGGTCGGGGAACAAGTACGTCACCGACGGCGACGCGCGGAACACGAACTCCCGGGCGCCGACGAGCCACGGGGCTAGCCTGCACGACGGCACGGTGGAGGCGACGGCCAACAAGGGGGCTGCCAGTGGGTACGCTGGCCTGGGCAGCAACTCCCTGGTGCCGACTGCGCAGCTCGGCACTGGGACACCGGACACCACCAAGTTCCTGCGCGGTGACCAGACTTGGGTCGCACCGCCCGGGGCACCGGGCGCGCGGGAGGACCTGGTGGCCTACTGGGAGGTCACCAGCACCAAGACCAACATCGGCGCATCGTTCGTGGACATCTACGTGAACACCAACGCCGATGGGAAGAGCGTGCAGATTGACACCAACGGCAAGACCCAGGTGCGCCTGGCAGTGCTCTGGAACAAGATTGGGACCGGCACGCAGACGGTGCAGGTGCTGGAGGTCGGGACTGCCAACGTGCTGATCTCCCTGGACGTGGTGAGTGGCCGCAACGCCAGCGCACTCACCGCCATCCCAGCGGCGCTGCAGAACAGCGTGAAGATTTACAAGCTGCAGGCGAAGAGCACGACCGCAGCAGACGATCCCGTCTTCGAGGGTTGTCAAATTTTTCTCAAATGATTCAGGCTCTACCTGAAGTAAGGAGGACCAACCAATGGCTGTTGACACCACCGACAAGGCGCTGAACCTGTGCACGCGACTTGCGGATGCAGCGAATCGGCTCATGATTGCGGTTGAGGACCTGGCAAACCTCAAGGACGAGAAGGAGAGTGCCGGGCTGACTCTCACTGCCGCTGAGATTGAGGCGGCGCTTGACGCCTCCAGCCTGAAGCACGCCGATGGGACTGACTTCGACAACGTCATCAGCTCCGGGGCGGCAGTCAAGACGTTCCTGGTGACCAACTTTCACGACGACATCTTCGCCAAGGTTCGCCCATGACGGAGCCCAGGATCTTCACCTGCGAGGAGTGGGGTGCCCTCCCCGTGCACCGGGCCTTTCCCACCAAGCCTGCGGTGGGCACCGTGATTCACCACACTGCGTCGCCGAATGCCACGCCGCTCCTGGGTCCTGAGGAGCTGCACCGGTCCTTCAAGCTGGCTCGGGCCATCCAGCGGGACCACCTCGCGCGAAGGTGGGCGGACACCGGGCAGCACTTCCTGGTCAGCCGCGGTGGCATCATCCTGGAGGGGCGCCATGGGAGCCTTGCCGCCGCACGCCGGGGGCGCTGCGTGCGTGGCTCCCACGCAGGCAACAACCTGGCGAACTCCCAGTGGTTCGGCATCGAGACCGAGGGGCGCTACGACCAGGAGTTCCTCGTCACCGATGCACAGTGGCAGGCGCTGGTGACGCTGCATGCGTGGTTGGCCCACTGGGGTGACTTCGACACGGCGACTGTTCAACCACACAGTCACTTCAGGCCAACGGAGTGTCCTGGGCACCTCCGCGATCACCTTGGCCGGCTGCGGCAGGAGGCCCATGACCTGAAGATGAGGCTCAGGTTCCCACAAGATAACCCTTGAGGGTGACCCAGTCCGTGTCAAGTGTCGCTGAATCGCGGTAGAATTCAGACAAGTGTCAGAGTGGAGGCTCCATGTTCGAGCAATTGCTGAAGTTTGCGCTGCCGCACCTTGGAGGTGACCTCAAGGATCGTCTCCTCCACCAGTTGGAGGCGGCAGTCAAGCAGCTCGCGGTGGATCAGCTCGCCAAGAGCACGGCGCACGTCCTGCTGAAGTCCATCGACAGTGTGATCGCGGTGGCGGTGGCCAACCTCTCCCGGGGTGATGCGCAGAAGCTTGCCAGCGCCTACGCGCTGGAGGTCCTGCGGCAGCTCGACCAGCTCAGTGACGCGGTGCATGCCTACATCCCCATGCAGGTCACGGTGGAGGTGGCCAAGCAGGAGCATGGGGCCACAAGCCCGCAGGCTGCGGCTGCCCGCAAGGCCCGCGAGGCTGGGATTGCGGAGCTGAAACAAGAGGTAAAGGACCTCTTGAAGTCGGCCACCGGTGGAGATGTGAAGGACTAGGGGGACACGTCGTTGCCCTACGCCAGGACCAGCGAGCTGCCAGAGGGTGTCAAGGGTGCCCTGCCGAAGCGGGGTCAACGCATCTTTCGCGCTGCGTTCAATGCCGCTCACCGCACCTACGGTGGCAATGAGGAGCGGGCCTTCAAAGTGGCCTGGGCGGCGGTGAAGCGCGTCTTCAAGAAGAAGGGTGGCAAGTGGGTCAAGGCCAGCCAGTCTGATCTGACCACCCAGCAGCTCCTCCTGGACACGCAGCGGCTCTACCAGGAGCACTGGCGCCGCAACCCCGAGGCGCTGCCTGCCCAGCGCACGGTCAACGACCTGCTGGCGCAGGTGGCAGCCAACCCGACACAGGACTTGCGACTCCTGCGGCAGCTTGAGGGGCTCGGTGTCCCGTACTTTGACTTCGAGGCGCTTGTGCAGTCATACGCGAATCCAATGCCGTGTGCGCCTCACACCGATGACTTTCCCGGCTCCCTGGACCACCGCATCCGGCGGGTGTGCTGCGCCGTGCGGGATGAGGGCGACGAGTACCTGGGCGAGTACGGGTACGTGCTGGCAGTCTACCCCAACTTCGCCGTCTGCTGCTCCCTGGACGAGGGCGATGAGGACACTGACTACTGGAAGGTTGACTACACGTTCAACCCGACGACGTTTGAGGTGGCACTGGGCGACGCCCAGCCGGTCGAGGTCCTGACCGTCGTGGTGCCGCATGAGGGGGAGGCGATGGAGACACCAGAGCGCGAGGGCCTGAACATCGGCGGGACTCAGACCGTGGTCGACCAGGAGGCCAAGTTCAAGACCGACAACGGTCAGCAGTTCTCCCGAGGTGCCTACCTCATCATCGGCGACCCTGACCTCCCCTCGACCTGGAAGGTGCGCGTGGAGGAGACGCCGGGCAAGGTGACGGTGCCGCAGCTTGGGCGTGCCTACGCAGCCCTGACCAAGGGCTTTCGGGGCAACAAGGTTGCAGCCTCCGGCGGTGACAAGTCGGCGGCGCTGGGCAAGCTCAAGTCGCTCTACAAGTCGCACGACGCCGAGTGGCCCGGTGACAAGCAGAGCGTGGCGCCTGACCTCACGGGGGCCTTGAACCAGGACCCCCAGTGGACCACCACGCCCACCTGGCTGGCCCAGGGGCAGCCGCCGCCGGGCGGGGACGAGGACCTCGTCCAGACCTGCGCGCTTGAGCTTGAGCAGGTGGAGGTGGACAAGCAGACGGGAGTCATGCACATTCGAGCCTGCCTCACCGTCGGGAACGTCCTGAACGCCATGGGGGAGGTCTACCCGACGCAGGTGTGGGAGGACAACCTCCCCTTCTTGCAGACAGCCGCCGAGCAGGGGGCGCTCCTCGGCGAGTCCAACCACCCACCGCCGGGTGAGTCATCCCTGGACCGCTCCTGCATCCTCTGGGATGAGGTGTGGCTTGAGGGTGACCGGCTGATGGGCGCTGGTCGCGTGCTGCCCACGGTGCCCTCTGGGCAGAACCTGCAGATGCTCCTGCAGCACGATGCCAAGGTGGACGTCTCCTCCCGGGGCAAGGGCACGCGCAAGCAGGGCGACTGGGTCAACCCCACCACCGGCGAGCGGTACCAGGATGCGTTGGTGATCCAGCGTGGGTACCGCTGCCGCACATTCGACGCTGTCGGGTCCGGCGCCTCGCCGGGCGCGACCATCACCACGCACGAGATGGCGCAGCAGGCCGACCTTACTGCTGAGGAGCACGACATGAAAGAGATCGAAACCCTGTCGCAGCAGGTCCAGGCGCAGGCTGCGACCCTCGCGCAGATCACCGAGACGCTGGCGAAGCTTGCCGCACCCCCGCCCGCCCCGACACCCCCTGCGGCGGGCGCTGCCACCGCCGCGCTGGATGTCCCGGTTACCGCACCAGCCACAGCAGCACTGCAGCAGGCAGCCCCGGACTTCGTGGCTACCCTCACCGCGGTGGCTGCGCAGCAGGAGCGGATGATGCCCCTCCTGCTGGAGGAGCGCAAGCGGCAGCTCCTGGAGCAGGCGCGCACGGAGCACAAGCTCCCGCAACAGTGGCTCAACTCCTACCGCAACATCCTCAACGAGGGGCAGTGCAAGTCCATCGCGGAGCTGGAGGCGCACTCCGAGCGCATGCTGCCGGCGGTGCTCTCGATGTACAAGGAGCGCCCGCAGTTGGCGCACGGCTTCCAGGTCCAGCAGGACCCTGGGGAGCGCCCTGGCCCGAAGACCCCCCGGCAGATGATTGACTTCCTGGTCAAGGACGTGGACGACACGGTCCTCTACGACCCACAGAGCTTCATCCGGCAGGATGATGAGACAGGTGCGCCGGTGCACGCACCCGACTCGGTGAAGACCCGGCGGCGCCAACTGCGGCAGATCCTGCTGAACATCGCCCAGCACCAGGATGACAACTGGAATGGCCCTGCTGCGCTGACGGCGTTTGTGCGGCTCTACCAGGGCTACGACCCCATCCAGGTCAAGGATGCATGGATGGACCAGGCCTGCGCTGACTGCACCACCTCGGTGGCAGCCGGTGGCGCGCCCTCCAGCGCGCTGTTCATCTTCCCGCTGGTCCGGGCGGTCTACCCGCAGCTCATCGCGCCGGAGATCGCCTCTATCCAGCCGATGGACCGGCCTGACGGGCGCATCTTCTTCCTGAATGCGTTCCGGTGCCCAGTGCCGGGCATGGACGTGGTGGACCAGTCGGGGGCCACGATCTCCAACCGGATGTTCATGGACCGCAGCTCGTCCTTCAGCTCGTCCTTCGCGGATCGCGCGGCTGAGTGCGACGAGGCGGCGAAGATCCAGCTCCGGCTGGCCTCCGTGTCGGTGACGGCGACGACCAAGGCCCTCACCTCCATCAACACGATTGAGGAGCTGCAGGACCTGCGGGCCTACCATGGGCTGGACGTGAACACCGAGCTGATGTCAGCCCTCTCCCGGGAGATTGCCCTGGAGTGGAACCTCACCGTGCTCAACGAGATGGTCGCGGGCGCCACGGCCAGCGCACGCTTCTATGGCACCAACGCTCCCACTGGCTACACGCAGAAGGAGTGGGCGGAGTACCTGCCGCGCTACATCGACGCGGTGAGCATGGACATCTTCTCCAAGCGCCACGGCAACGCGACGCACGTCATCGCCGGGCCGCAGGCCATCCTCCGGTTGGGCGCAGCCTACCGGCAGCCGGTGCAGCCGACGGGGGTCAATCCGCAGGTCTACCCCGGCCTGGCCGTGACGCCCTGGCTGGCTGGCACCAGCGCTGACATCAAGGTCTACCAGACGAGCTTCTGGACAGGGGTGAACCAGAACACCATCCTGGTCATCCGCCGGGGTGCCGACTGGTCGGACACGGGGTACGTGTTCGCCCCCTACATCGACTACATCGCGCCCCTCCTGACGCTGCCGGACACCTTCACCCAGAAGCAGGGTGTGATGTCCCGTGCAGCGCACCGGGTGGTCGTGGGTGACACCATGGGCACCATCACCATCGTGCCGGGTGACACCGGCGTTGAGGTGCCGTAGACTGACCGAGTGCCAGGCTGCCCCCTGGCGCTCACCAACTCACCATGAGTGAACTCCGAGGGCTGGTCAAGAACATGGGTAACGCGCCGGTGAAGTGGGGGACCACTGTGATTCCACCCCACGCCATCGGCACGTTGCCCCTGGTGACGATTCACGTGCTGCAGCGGCGACCCATCCCGCAACTCAAGGTGATGGAGGATGACCCGCTGCTGCAGCCCTTCGTGCGGACTCCGCATCAACCGTTCTCGGCAAGATACTGCAGGGAGGAGTGACCAGTGCACAACGTTCAAATTCAACCGGGCAAGTGGTACTGCGTCGACAGTAACGCCCCGCACCACGTCAAGGCTGGGCCCTTCGACACGCAGGCTGAGGCTGCGAGTGCGTCCAGTGCAATGGATCAGGTGCTGGTGGGCACGAACTCGGTTCTCTGGGGTGATCCCATCGACGAGGACTAGCAGGCGTCGACAACGGACGGGGAGGAGGTGAGTAGGATGCTGGTGAAGGACCAGTGGTACGTCGTGGATGGGCAGGACAACGTGCTCTCCGGGCCCTACACGGACAAGGGCGCCGCGGAGGGGCACGTGACGGGGAGTGGGCAGTTCGTGAAGCAGGCGCTGGACGGGACGACCTTCGTGGCGACTCCGACGCAGGACGTCGACCTGCTGCCCAAGGGCAAGCGGGTGTTGACGGGTGAGTCGGATGCCATCAAGGTTGACCGCACCGACGTGATGTCCAAGAAGAAGCCGTAAGTCGGGATGACCAACGAGCAAATCATTGAGGCAATCAGGGAGGGCGGCTACCCTGACAATCTCCTGGACAGCGAGATTGTCGGGGCAGTGAAGTACGTCCTGCGGGACCTCAAGTTCGAGTACCCGGTGATGCTCGGCGGCTTCTTCGACCTAGTGCCCTGCCAACAGGTGTACGACCTGTTCAACACGGTGCCGGACGCAGCGACGAGCCAGGGGGTCTTTCCCGGCGGGCTGCGCGCCTACGAGCTGGTCTGGACCAACAACCTGTCGGGGGACAACCTCAGCGTCTTCGGGCTGGCCCCCATCCTCCAGGGGGGGGCACCGATCCTGGGGTTGCCCTCCACCTGGTCCTTCTACACCCCTGGCGACTGGGTGCTGTGGGACCAGGACTGGGCTGCGCTGATTCACCGGTTCTCACCGGGGGAGTTCGAGCACCTGGACAACCGCCCTGGCTCGCCCATCCGGGTCTTCCCGGTGCCCCAGGGGGCCTGTCGCGCCTTCGTGCGGTTCACAAAGCCGCGCACCGAGGCTGAGCTGCGGGACGAGGACGAGTCCTGGTTCCTGAAGCTCGTCGAGGCGCGCTGCTGCCGCGTGCTGGCACGGACGTTCAGCCTCTGCGCGGGCATCACCTTCGCCGAGGCGCTGCGGGACGACGGCAAGCTGCTCAGGCACTGGGAGCAGGAGGCCAAGGACCTGGAGGAGCAGGGGTGGGAACTCTTCAATGCGCGGCGTCATGAGGGCGTCTGGCCGGCACAGCGGAGTCACGGGCCATGACGAACTGCTGCGCGGACCTGTGGCGCCAGCGCCTCCTTGCCCTGGCCACCACCTGTGGGTGCGGCGCTGAGTCCGTCACCACGACGTTCACGCTCTACCGGCGCACGCTGAACGACCCGCTGGCACCGCCGCGGGATGACATCGGGCTTGAGCGCCGCCCGATCCTGCAAGACTTTGCGCCGATTCTGGTTGACGAGCCCTGCGTCTTCGCCGGGGTCAACCCGAAGCAGGACCGGTGGAACGTCGCCCCGGAGGGGCAGCAGCAGACCGAGCTGGTGACGCTGTACACGGGTTTTCAGGACATCCGTGAGGGTGACAACCTGGTGCTGGCGGCGGACGGGAAGAGCTACCTGGTGGAGGCGTCGACCTACGTGGGGCCGTTGCGACGGTGCTTCCTGAACAGCTCGAAGGCACAGCTCTGAGGGTAGACCCCTCAGAGCTGTGGTCGAAGCCCTTCAAGCTCCCATGGCAGTAACGTGGAGGTCCGGGTCTAGAGTATGCTTAGTGATACCGGGATGGCCACTGAGTGTCAAGAGATGATTTTCTAGCGTGTTGAAACGCCGCTGTTTGGAGCGACCCAAGTGCCGGACCCGTTGGCTGACGTCAAGCGTGAGTTTCGCCGCGTGGAGCGGGCGATGGTGCAGGCGCTGGCCGGTGCCGTCAAGGAGGCTGCCCAGGCGGTGTTGGCGGAGATGCAGCAGCTCACGGCGGCGATTGGGCACACCCCGGCAGACCTGGCGCGCCTGGGTCACCCGTACGCCAGGCGGCTCCCGGCGGGGAGTGGCCCGTTCGAGGACTGGATCACGCACCACCAGAGCGGCAGCCTGCACGGTGGGCTGCGGGCGCCAGGCGCGGTGCGCGCGAAGGAGTTTGTGGAGGCGCAGATTCACTCCACCTCCCCGCACACCTGGTACGTGGTGCAGGACGAGCGGGCCAGCGCGGCGGGGAAGATGCGGCCAAGGGACTTCGTGACGGCCGCGCTGATCTACCAGGAGGATGCGGTGGCAGCCATCATCGCAGCAGCGCACGCCAGCGTGCACGACGTGCTGGGCACGACGCCCGGGTACCGGCCGCAGTTGACGCCCATCAACCACGGCAGCGTCGCCGCTGATCTGCCGGAGCGTGATTGATGGCAGTCACCTCCAGACCCATCGCCGCCTTTCGGCAGCGGCTCCTGAGCAGCGCCGAGTTCGCCGCCTTCGTGAACTTCCTGCCGGATGGCAGCGTGGACCCACAGGGGGGTCGCATCTACCCCCGGCATCTCATCGACGTGCGGCAGCCGGTCTATCCGTGCGTGACGCTCTACGTGGAACGTGGGCGGCAGGGGGTGTGGGCGCCACGGATCTACGACCCTGGCTTCATGCTGGTGCAGTTCTACTCGCAGGACGACCAGGGTGAGACGATGGAGATGTACGACGTGGCCAGTCAGCTCCTGCACAACCAGAAGACGCTCCTCTCGACGAGCGACTTCTGCTGCCACGAGGTGCGGGAGGTGATGGCTGACTCCGGCGTGTGGCTGGAGGCAAGTAGCGCGTGGCAGGTCAGTGCGCGTTACCTGTTCCGCGGAAGCGTGCTGACCTGACAACCCCGGGCGCCGCCCGGCTGTGATCGGAGGACAACATGCCTGCTGGGACGCGAATCACCACCGCCGACATCAGCCTCGGGATCGGCGTGCTTGAGTTCGGCAACTACGACACCAACGACGTCTTTCAGGGCTTTCAGGACGTGGGGGCCATCAAGGGCGTCTTCTCCATGGAGATCACGCGTGAGACGCGGGACTTCGAGACGAGCCAGCCCCTCATCGTCGTGAAGCGCCAGGTCCTGCGGGAGCGCGTGCAGATCACCTTCACCATGGCGGAGTGGCGCGTGGCCAACTTGAAGCTTGCCTTCGGCGGCGGCGTCATCTCCAGCTCGCAGGCGGGCTTCACCTTCATCGACGGGACCACGGTGGCGCCCACTGGCGACCTCACCACCAGCGTCACTGTAGTGGGAACGAACGACCAGTTCAAGCTGGGTGGACAGTGCGCCCTCGACAAGGTTGGGCTGCGGTTCACCCACGTCAAGTCCTGCGTGACGGGGAAGCGACAGATCGCTGAGGTCTACTTCGCGCAGGCTGTGGGGACGGCGACGCTGCCCTGGAACGAGGAAGATTGGAACCAGTTCGAGGTGCAGTTCATCGCGCTGGCAGACACCACCCGGCCAGCCGGTGAGCAGTACTTCACGCTGATTGACGAGCGGAACTAGGAGTGCGAGGTGGCTCCGCTTGGAGCCACCTACCCCTTTCCTGGAGGACCATGAGCAATCGAATCCTTGACCTTGACGCTGACGCCATGATTGAGGTGACCCTGGGTGGTCGCTCCTTCACCATCACGCAGCAGCGAGCTGCCGTCCTGGAGCAGGTGCTGCTGGCGGTCTACAACGACAGCCAGCAGGCGGACCTCAAGGACGACGCTACCATGCGGGAGCTGTCGCAGCTCAGCCTCGCCCGCTGGCAGGAATCCATCCCCACCTTCGCCCTCATCCTCGGGGTGGAGCCGGGTGACGCAAACCACCGGGACACGGTGGCGCACCTGGAGACGCACCTGACCTTCCCGAAGGCGCAGCAACTCTTTGAGGCGTGGTACGAGCTGAACCAGGTGGAGAGTTTTTTCTACCAGGCCGGCAACCCGCTGATTCCGCTGGCCCGCCTGCGGGAGTTCAGGGCAACGGCCAACGGCGACGCGCTGACGCTGTCGTCCGCCGATTCGAATCTGACCCCGACTTCACCCTAGACTACGTGGACCGCTGCGAGGCCCTGGGGGCGGCCTACGGGTGCTCACCCCTCGTGGTCCTGCGGTGGCCTCGGGTGAAGGTCGAGGAGCTGTGGCGCTCCTACAGCAAGCGGGAGCGCCGGAGGTGGAAGATGGAGCTGTTGACGCGGGGGGTGGCGGCTGGCGCAGACCTGGAGGGTACCGATGCCGCCGAGGGGGCCACTGGGTCAGGCGGCCGCAACGGTGAGTTCGAGCGCCGCCCACGCCCCTACTACGCCCCGACTGACGTGGGCATGCGGCCGGCGCAGGACGGTGATGACTGGGACGTGCCGGAGTCCGAGGTCAACCGCCTTGCCATGCTCTTCCCGGAGGCCATCAAGATCCGGCACTGAGCCCGCACCGCAAGTGCTGCCCCTGACGGCAGGGCCTACAATGGGGTAGGTTCTGCCGTTTTCGTTGGGACACCGTGATGCCGAGTTCCCTGGTAACTGCGCTTCGAGTCGACCTTGCCGAGTGGCGGAAGCAGCTCCGCGCCGCAGAGGCGGAGTACGCCGCCTTTGTGCAGCGCATGCGGCAGGTTGGCGTCGTGGCGCCCGGGGGGGCAGCCGCTGGCCGGGCCAGAGCTGGCGCTGCTGCTCCAGCGGTGACGCAGGGGTTTCGCACGGCACAGCAGGTGGCCCAGTTCACCGGCGTGCCGCGCACCACCATCCAACTGCAGGTCAACGCCGCAACCCAGGCGGCACAGGCGCAGCAGAACCTCGCCAACGCCACGAATGCCGCAGCCACGCAGGTGCGGAGGAGCACTGCCAAGCGTGACGCGCTGGACCGGCAGGTCGAGCAGGAGGCGCGGCTCAGGATTCAGCAGGGTGGTGTCCCCACGGCGTTTCCGCGGGGCTTCCGTGGCCGCGTCGTGCGGCAGGCCTTTGAGGAATCCGAGGCGCGCAACATCCTGGCGCTGCAGGCGCGTAGTCGCCAGGAGGAACGTGAGCGACGAGCCGCGAATCGGCGCGACTTCACGCAACAGGCTCGCGATGCCAGGCGTGACCTGCGAATTCAGGATCAAGAGGCAGCTCGACAGCGTCGCACGGAGGAGACGCGGGCTGCCGAGGTTGTGGCGCGCCTCGGCCTCCGCACCCCGGCGCAGGCTGCACGGGAGGCTTTTAGGGCTGAAAATCGTCCTCCGCTTCGAGTTCGCGGCGGTGGCGGTGGCCCCATTGACCCCAACCGCCTCCAACAGGCTGTGCGCCTCGTCGGCACCAACCTCACCAACGCCTTTGACAAGGCCACGCGGGCCGCCAATGCCCTGGGGATCGTGGCCAACGTCAGCCTCCTGGGTGGCCTCGTCGGCCTCGTCGCCGAGGGCATCAAGCTCAACGCCGCCCTGGAGCGCACCAACCTCACCATGGCGGCCACCCTGGCCCTGTCCAACGACGTGGTCGACTCCCAGGGCAGGACCGTGGAGGGGGCCGCGAAGGCCAACGCGCTCCTCAGGGGCACGGCGGGCATCTACAACATCATCCGCGACGTGGCGGCGAAGTCCCTCCTGGAGCAGCAGGAGCTACAGGAGACGGTCACCGAGAACCTCGCCCTCGCCCAGCGGGCTGGCTTCCGCTTCAACCGCCTGCGTCCCGAGTCCTTCCGCCCGGCTATTCAGGCCATCGCCAACGTCGCGCAGATCGCCCGGGCCATTGGTCTCCCCGGTGGTCAGCGACAGACCTCGCAGGAGGTGCGGGCTCTATTGCTCGGCGAGCGCCTGCAGGGGGCCACGGTTGCACGCCTCCTCAACTTCCGCAGCATCAGCGAGATTCAGCGCCTGCAGGCACGTCCTGGCCGTCAGGGTCCGAGGGGCCCTTCAGCCTTCGTGGAGGAGCTGACCAAGCGGTTCCAGCAGGCCAAGCCCATCCTGGACGCCTTCGCGCAGTCCGCCACCGGGGTGTTCACGACCCTCATCTCGCAGGTCAAGCTGTTCCTGCAGATTGCCACCGAGGCGGCCTTTAAGCAGATTGTGGGAGTCACGCGCAACCTGCGGGACTTCCTCACCGACGAGCGCGTCAAGAGTAGTGCCCAGGAGGTGGGGAAGGTCATCGGCACCCTCGTGCGCGACGTCGTTGGCCTGGGTCGCGCGCTGGCCCCCGCCTTGACCTTCTTCCGCTTCCTGGCGGAGCACGCGCGGGAGCTGATTGCCGTTGCCCTGGCCTTCAAGGGGCTGCAGCTCACGCAGACAGCGGCTGGGTTCCTCGGGGGTCGTGGCGGCGGCGCTGCCGGCGCTGCCGGTGCCGCCGGACAGGCAGCCGCCGGGGTTGCGGGGGCGGCGGCCCCGGGCTTCCTCGGGCGCTTCGCGGCGGCGCGAGGTGGGCTTGCCCTCGGTGGTGCAGCGCGGCTTGGCCTGCTGGGCCGGCTCGCAGGCCTGGGCGCTGCCGGTGGGCTCGCCGCGGGGGCGCTCCCGGCGACGCTGGTTGGTGGTGCCGCGCTCACGGGGCTCGGGGTTGGTGCTGGCGTCAACTTCCTCGCCCAGGGCTTGCCAACCCAGCTTGGGCAGCGCGCAGGTGCGGGTCGCGTCGTCGAGCAGGTGCAGCCCGAGCGTGCAGCGCTCGTCGAGCCCCTTCTCCGCACCCGTGAGCGGCGCAGTCGCCTGCGGGAATTCATTCGACGGGAAGGGACGGAAGCCGCTCAATTTACACCCCTTGAGAGATTTGCGGGTCTGTTCGGAGGGGGAGGTTTTGGTGGTGTTCTCAGGCGACTAGAGCAGCAACGGGGCCCAGACTTCGGGCCAAAGACGACAGTTGCGGGTGCCCGTCGAGCGGAACAACAGCTCAAGGCGCAGGAGGACCAGCAGTCCAAGACCGCCAAGGAGGCCGAGGAGTACCGGCTGCGGGTGCACGAGAGCGCCCTGCGGCAGGAGCAACTGCAGGCGAAGCTGGCCTTCGCCGAGCTGAACCGGGACCGGGAGGCAGCCCTCAAGCTCCAGGCCAAGCTGGAGCAAGAGAACATCATCACCCAGTTCGAGGACAAGAAGGCGGCGGCCATCCGCCTCAAGGCGCTGGACAAGACCCTGCAGCGCGACCTCCTTGAGCTGCGGGAGGACGAGGCACTCGCGGTCAGGCAGCTCCAGGCGGAGAGCCTCCAGGACGAGGAGGGCCTCATCCGCCTGCGCACCCTGCGGGAGACGATTGACGCGCGTCGCCGCATCAGGGACAAGCGGCAGCTCACCCAGACCCTGGCGGCAATCGAGCTGCAGGGCCGGCGGGCCCTCATCTCGCAGTTCCTGACGCGGCAGGGAGAGCGGGCGGGGGTCCGGGGCGAGCTGGCCACCGCGCAGGGGCGCACCCTCACCGCGCTCCGCGAGGAGGCCCTGGGGCGCGTGGCCCAGTTCGGGCAGCAGGTGGCAGCGGGGAAGGCCACGGTCGCGGAGTTCTTCCAGTTCTACAACGCCACCGTCAAGGACACGGCCCGCCGGGAGATCGAGGCGCGCCAGGAGGTGCGGGACAAGGCGCGGGACTTCGGGCTGCAGATCATTGACCTGGCACAGCAGGGTGCCCTGAAGCGCAAGGAGATCGAGCTGGACGTGGCCCACTTCCAGGAGCGCCTCCGCGACCGCGACATCGAGAACGTCAAGGCGCGGCTGGCCGAGGAGGTGAACCTCCGCCGGGCCGCGCAGGCGAGGATTGATGCACGGGTTGATGAGTCACTGTTCAAGCGCCAGCGGGCTGCGAAGCAGGCCGCAGCGCAGGCGCTGCAGACCCAGCGGCAGGGAGTGGCCGCCCCCGTCATTGGCCCCAACGGTGAGGTGCTCTTTCCCGGTGGCGGTCAGCTTGGGCAGCCGTCGTTGCCCATCACCCTCCCCTCCGTGCAGCAGGAGGTGCAGCGACGACTGCTGCAGCAGATCCAGCGTGGACCTGAGACCAGACTGCTTCCTGGCGCGCAGCAGGGCGAGCTTGCAGCACAGCGGGCACAGGAGTTCATCCGCAACCTCGTTGACACCCTCCTGGGGGAGGGGGGGCTGGAGGAAGCAGGGGCGCAGCTTCGTGGGCTTGGTGTCAACGTCACCCCGGGCATTCGGCAGCAGCTCGCCGGCGCGGCCATCACCGCCGGTGGGGTGCGAGAGGATCAGCGCACCTTCGCCGACATCCGTGAGGCGCAGCAGGTGCGGGAGCGCACCATCGACGCTGACCAGGGTCTGCTGGACGCACAGGAGAGTCGCCGGGAGCGGGAGCTGCAGGACCGGCGCAGCTTGCGGGATGAGGGAGTTGAGCGGCAGCGGCTGCAGGTTGATTCGGCGCGGGCGCTCCTACAGCTCAACGTGGAGTTCGGGCGCACGCAGGACGCAATCCGAAAGTTTGCAGGGGAGGCAACGCGGGCTGGGATTGCGCTTGACCAGGGGCTGACACGGATCTTTCAGACCTTCCTGGGTGCCCGCGTGCCTGCCCCTGAGGCGGCGATTGCCGGACAGGCCCAGCAGCAGCTTGAGCGTGCGGGTGCCCCTCGCAAACCCGGTGAGACCCCCACCAGGAATCAACGGGGGGAGGGTGGCACCACCATCAACCTCAACATCGGGCAGCTCGGCGCCGACACGAAGAAGACGTTGGACACCCTCAAGGACCAGCTCATCCGCGACAGCCGCCGGACCACCGCGTAGTTGACAGGTGTCAGCCCGTGGGGTAGAATAAGACTGTGCCGACACCACTTGCAGCCAGCAGCATGTCCCTCCGCAGCCTCGACGGCGGCAACATCACCACCTTCTCCGTCGACCCCACCCGGTACGACCCCTTCCAGAATGCCAAGCGCGGCAGCAGCCACCGGGTCCTCTCCGGCTCCGTCATCCACCAGGACCGTGGGCTGCAGGTGGCGGACTTCGTGATCAACCTGGAGGCTGAGGTCACCGACTATGTGACATGTCAAGACCTCTGGACTAAGTTTCGAAGTCAGGGCACGACCTGGGAGCTGCGGGACTGGTTCCCGAATCGCTTCGAGGTGCTCTTTGCCCCAGGACAGGCAGCCTTCCACCCAGTCCCAATTCGAGGAAGCTGCGACAGCTTCGAGATTTCGATGGTCTTCTACGTTGTTAGAGTGATACAGTGGTTCGGTTCCTCGTATTGAGGAGGCTTGCTTGGCTGACCAGCTCAAGGTCTTTGGTGCGCTTGGCGGTGGCGTGGGTGACCTCTGGTGGGACTGGCTTCACGAACCCAGCTTTCGCAAGCTGGCCAGTCTCGTGGAGCGCAATGGCGCGCGCGTGCGCATCTACTCCCAGTGTCACTGCGCTGGTGCTGCCACGGACCTGTTCCACGGTCACCCCCACGTCCATGAGGTCGTGGAGGAGCCCTGGGCACCACCCACGCCCGAGCTGCAGCACCGGTGGAACACCCCCACTGCGGATGGCTTCATCCCGCTCTCGCGCAATGACCTGCTGCATGACGCGGGGGTGCGCCAACTTGACCTTCAACAACCGCAGATCCACCTGCTGGAGGGTGAGCGTCACCTGCTTGGTCAACTCCTGACGCGGCGCCCCTGCGTCGTGGCCCAGCCCTACGCGGGGCTCTCTGACCGCGATGGCTTTGACGTGGCTGCCATCGCACGGCTGGCTGCAGCCCTGCAGCACCTCGCACCGGCGGCCAGCCTCCTGGTGATTGGCCGGAACCATGACCGCGGCCACAAGTACACACAGGAGCTGTGCCCAGCCGCACCAAACCTCACCGACCTGATTGATCAGCTCAACATTCGGGTGACCTACCACCTCGTGGCCAATTGTGACGCCTTTGTCGGGGCGCACTCAAACCTCATCCGCGCTGCCTGGGACCACCGGCGTCGCACGGTGCTGGTGGTGCCCGAGCCCCTGATGACGCGCCACCTGCCGACGCTGGACTCAAAGTACACCTACGGGCTGCGACACCCAGAAAATAGGGTATTCACGTATCCCTTCGACCATGGTCAGGAGCGACAATTTGACCAGCTCGACACCAGCGCCATCGCCGAGTTCCTCCTGCGGGGCTGAGCAGCGCGAGCGCTGCCCCGCCTGTGCTCGGGACTTGCTGTACCCCCACCAGCGGGGACTTGGCTACTGCTACCACTGCTTCACCTACTGTGCTGCTGACCGACACACGACTGCGGTCTATGACCGTGCCTACGTGGCAGAGCGCTATGATCGGTACCCAGCCATGCAGCAGATGAGCGAGCTGCGCCTGCGCGTGTTGTGGCACGTCCTGAGCCTGCACGAGTGTGCTGCCACCGGCGAGCAGCTTCGCCGGGGCCGGCTCCTGGACGTGGGGTACGGGAATGGCAGCTTCATTCGCGCCGCCGCTGCCGTCGGGTGGGCTGCCGTGGGGAATGACGTCAACCCCACCGAGTACCCCGGTGTGCGGCGCGTGGCGCTGCCGACAGACCCACTGCCGCCGGAGGAGCGCTACCGGGTCATCACGTTCTTCGACTCCCTGGAGCACTTCGAGGACCTGGCCGCGCCACGAGCGGCAGCGCTCAGCACTGACTGGCTGATGATCAGCGTGCCCCGGGCTCCCCGGAGCTTCCCCAGTCGACCCTGGAAGCACTTTCGACCTGGGGAGCACCACCACTACTGGTGGAACCCCCGGTCGTTCGAGCTGATCTTCACGACGCCGGAGGTGCAGGCGCGGCTCGTCTACGCCGAGCACCCGGAGGACCACATTCGCGGGACACTGCCGGATGGAGTGCCGAACATCATGACCTGTGTCCTGAGGCTGGAGCGGCTGTGAGACACGACATCTTCCACGTCAGCGAGCGGTACCCAGTGCCCATCTCCAGCTTTGCAGTGCCCTCGGACATCACCATCTTTGGCGGCCGCTGGGCAGATGACACGTATTACGCGGATTACGCGGGCATTGCCAGGAAGTACCGGCCCGAGGAGATCCTGGAGATCGGGGTGCGCTTCGGTTACTCCGGCATTGCGATGTGCCTGGGTGCCCTTGCAGGACGCCCAAATTACGATCCAGAGGTGTGGATCCTCGGCTACGATGGAATCGACGCTTGCTTCTTCAGTCACCCTGAAGATCCAGCAGTCTCAAGCAACGAGGTTGCCAGCGCGAACTTCGCAGCCCAGACGCCAAGCGTTGGTGTTGAGCTGTTTCGCCACGACACACGAGCGGGGCTGCCCGAGAAGGTGTGTCAGTACCTTGGAGTCTATGACCTTGTCAACGTTGACGGGGACCACTCCTACGAGGGGTGCTACCGCGACCTTGTCAACATCTGGCCCCTGACTGCCCCTGGTGCGGTTGTGATCGTAGACGACACGGGGATGACCGACGTGAAGCGCGCGGTGGAGCAGTTCCGTGACGAGCACCTTGCGGAGTTGCAGGCGTTCCAGTGGCACGAGAATGAGCGTGGGCTGGCGCTCCTGCAGCGGAACGCAGGCTGATGGGAAAGCGTGCCTACTTTGTGCTTGGCCCCGAGAACTCCGGCACGAGGTTCTTCCGGCGGTGCCTCTGCTCGGCAGGGTGCTACGGTGACCCGGACGCCGGTGAGAGCACCGATGACCTGTGCTTCCGCGACAAGCCAAGCAAGCTCGCACTTGCGCGCAGCGTGCCCAATGGGCTGCTGGTGCCGGACGTGCTTGCCATCGCGGGGCTGCTCAAGGCAGCGGGGTACCGGGTGACGCCCATCCTCATCTCTCGGCGCAGCGACTTCGTGGTGGCAGGGCAGTTGAAGAACTACGAGGGGCGCACCTTCGAGGCGGCGCGGCAGACGATCCTGGTGGCGGCCAAGCTGGCCTACGAGCTGGCGAGCTGGCTGAAGACGACCCTGGTCGTGGTGCCGTACGGGCTCTTCGTGACGGTGCCGGAGGTGCGGGGACACCTGTTTGCGCAGCTCGGGCTGCCGCCGCCAACCGTCGAGGTCGTCAACGCCAATGAGAAGTACGGGCTGGCAGGGCTGCTGCTGCCGTTCTGAGGGGAGGCTGACTTGGTTGTCGAGGTGGAGTTCCTGACCGAGCCGGAGTGGTGGAAATTTGATCGTCGGCTGGTGGACCAGGTGGCCTTCCCGCTGGGTGACCGGTACCCGCAGGAGATCATCGACCGGTACTTCGCGGTCTACGGTGGCCTAGTCCACAAGTTCCGCCCACGACACATGCTGGAGATTGGCGTGCGGTTCGGCTACACGGGCATCGTCTGCTGCGCGGCAGCGCTGGCGGCGGGCGTCGAGCGCTTCGAGTACCTGGGCATCGACGATGAGAGCTACCACGCCGGGTCGTGCCAGCAGGCCAACGACAACTTCCGCATCGTTGGGTTCCACGCGCGCTGTCGGGCGCTGCGGTGGAACTCCTTCGACGGCATCCCGGCCAAGCTGGGGACCTTTGACCTCATCCACGTCGACGGCAACCACGACAAGCACGGGGTGCTCAATGACCTCATGAACGTGTGGCCCATCCTGCACCAGCGGGGCTTCGTGATCCTCGATGACTACTACTTCCCCCAGATCAGGGAGGCCATCGACCAGTGGCTGGAGGAGTTCGTGGACAGTGACAACGTCGTGGCGGTGCAGTTCGTGGAGGATGAGCGTGGCCACGCCATCATTCGCAAGACAGGGCTGCGCAGGGAGGAGCTGCAGGACCAGGAGGGGTTGGTGATGGAGGCCCTCACCCTGTGATTGCGGAGGCTACTCGCGTGCTCAAGGTGTGGCCCACTCGGGTTGTCCGTGAGCCAAAGCTCAAGAAGATCACCGTCTTCCGACAGCTTGGCGGAATCGGTGACGTCCTGATGTGCACGCCAGTGTTCCGCGGGCTCAAGGAGAAGTACCCCGGGTGCTTCTTGACCGTGGCGACTGACAGCAGCTACATGGCGGGCTGTCTGCCGATGATCTTTCGGCACAACCCCTTCATCGACGATCTCGTTCACGTCAACCCCTTTGAGTTTGTCTGCTCTCCCACGCGGCACGTGCGGCAGGAGTTCCGCAACGCGCCGAACCACGCTGACATGGTGCCTCACTGCGTGCGGGACACGGACCTGGTGATCGACCTGAACGTCGTCTGCGCCCTGACCGAGACTGCCCAGCAGCCCCACGTCAAGGACCACCGCACGGACATCTGGTGCCGGGCTGCGGGGGTGGCACCCTCCAACCGGCGCCCCATCCTGCACCTGACCGGCAGCGAGCTGGCGGAGGGAGCACGGTGGTGTGAGGAGCGCCTCGGGGCCGGCGTGCGGGTCGGCGTGGTGCTCACCACCAAGGACCCGGCGCGGGACTGGCCCTTCGCCTCCCAGTTCGCCTGGGAGCTGCAGCAGCGTGGCTACAAGGTGTGCTCGATCGATGCACTCAAGAAGGTCACGGACCAGGTGCCAGCCATGCTCGGCATGCACATCCGCAAGGTGGCTGCCGCCATCGCCCACCTCGACGTCGTCGTCTCCCCGGACACCGGCATCCTCCACGTCGCGGGCACGCTGGGGGTGCCGGTCGTCGGCCTGTTTGGTCCCACCGACGGGGCCCTGCGGATGCGGGAGTACCCTGGTAGCTACGTCAACCCCACCGCCATTGTGGACTGTGCTCCCTGCTGGTACCTGCATCCCTGCCGGAAGGAGAATCCGAAGGAGCCGGCGAAGCACTACGTGTGCATGCGACGCCTCACCAAGGAGCTGGTGCTCCACGAGCTGGAGGCCACCCTCCGACGCTTCGGCAAGGAGCCGCTGTAGGCGGTATAATGACAAGGAGGAGCTTGATGAAGATTCGTCAGTTCAGCGCGGTGGTTGTGGTCCTTGGCCTGTTCTTGCTGGCACTACCATTGCCGGCCAACGCCAGCCCCACCGGGCGGCGCAACACCGCCCTCGGAGTCAGCGCGCTGGCCATCTACGAGATTGCCCGGGGGAACAACGGGCTTGGGCTGCTGAGCGCCGCGGGCGCAGTCGTCGCTTGGAACCGCTACAGCCAGGGACGGCGCGAGGAGCGCTGCCGGGACGCCTTCAATGCGGGTTTCCGGGCGGGTGTGCGGCGGGCGTGGCGGGAGTGCCCCGACCGTGGGCGTCATCGGGGTCAGCGGCGTCGAGGCCGCTGACGGGAGCTGAGCTGTGCCAGCGTCACTGAGAATGCTCGACAGCGACGAGTCCACGGTCATCACGACGTCCGATCAGGGGAACGTGCCGACCCCGGGCTCGTCCACCGCCAAGAAGTTCTTCGTGCAGAACTTCGGCACCTCGACAGCGGAGGACGTCGTGGTCACGATCGAGGCAGTGGGGACCAACGACGGGGCGGACTACACGCAGATCGCTGCGGATGTCGCGGGCTCGCCGGGGACGTTCAGCCAGAGCGACGTCAACCTGGGCGACATCGCTGCCTTGGACGACGCACCCTTCTGGGCGCAGATTGTCCAGCCGAGCGGCCTCACCGCTGACAACAATCCCCGGCGCAGCAGCCTCGTGGCGTCGGGCACAACCGTCTAGGAGCACCATGGGCAAGCAGGCTACGGACGTCGACGTCAAGACCACCACTGTTGAGCGCCACCTGGACCAGGCGACGGCGGACGCGCATGAGCTGGTGCCGGGCGACTGGTGTGTCCTCCTGAACGAGGAGGGCTTCGAGACCGGGCGGTGGGGCATCGTGTGCAACTCCCTGCGCAACACCGCGCACACCCTGGAGGTGCGGCTGGGGGCTGACCCGATCCGCACCTTCCCGCGCCGCAAGCTGCGGTGGCTGGGGCCGTTGGACTAAAGGAGAGGCAATGGAGCGACGGGACCTGTTTCGCAAGGCACTTGGCGCGGTTGCTGGCACAGCCTCGGCGCTGCTGGTGGGCCGCTACGTTGACCCGCCGGTGAGCGTGGCACGGCTGGAGGCGACAGCCCTGGCGCCAGCCACGTTGGGGTTCTCCAGCCCGCCGCTTGAGCCGGGCAGCGTTGAGTGGTACTTTGCGGACGGCACCCTGAAGGGGACCACCGTGGTGCCCATCATCAATTACAAGGAAGATAGTGATCGCTACTTCATCCTTGCTGGTCACGTGCCGGCCATGTTGCTGGGCCACTGGTCCAAGACCCGGGTGCTTGACGTCGGTCTTGCCTGGACGTACTTGCACGGTGAGCGCGGTGACCTGACCCTGGGTGTGCCGGCAACTGGTCCGCTGGCCCCGGGGACCCTCTTCATGTGGGCGGAGGGTCCGGCGGCTGGCCGCTGGGGCGTCGTGACCAAGCCCTACCTGCAGTTGCCAAGCATCCAGCGCCATCTGGCGGACGGGACCTTCGAG